GAGGAACAAAACGTTCGACGTATTCCTGTGTGAGAATGTTTATTGAGTTGCACCTATATGATAAGTTCGACAAAACTGCATTAGATATCTTAAAATTATTAGATGATGCAGACATAACTTTTTCTGTTTGTACTTATAGTTCAAAAGAACCTATAGAAAATATTTCTAAGAAATTAGGTTCACCAATCAAAAGACTTCCTGCCGTTTTTGTGGACGGAGAAAAAATTGGTCGTTATTACGATCTTGTAGAATTTTTAGTGTCTAAAGGATATATAGATTACCAAGGTAAACGATGTCAAGTAAAGTAGACAAAATGGCAAAGGCTAGAGCCGCCAAAAAACCACCAGAGTATAAGAATATTCATCCCGATATAAAGTCTTTGGATGATGATAATTATCTTAGTATTAAAAATGTAAAAGAGTGGGAAAGGCACAATAAGGATCGAGTCAAAGAATTAAAGTATACTATTAGAAGAATCGAAAAAGGAAAAGAACAAAATCTTCTAATACGAGAACTTTACAATCGTGAAGGATATTTAAAGAATATTGCAACATATTTTGAGACTGGAACCTGGTTAGATTTGTTTTACGGTAAAGATCAAGAACAACTTGTGCGTTGGAAAATTACGGCTTATGCTTACGATGAGGAGGGATATGCTAAAATTAAATTACCTCTTGACATAGATGAAGATTTCTGATAAAGTTATAGAATGTTTAAATATGCCTCTATAGTTAAATGGTATAACAGTACACTTGTAATGTTCAATTGTTGGTTCGATTCCATCTAGAGGCTCCAAAATTATAGATTATGATATTAGTTGACTTCAATCAAATTGCAATTGGCAGTGTCATGGTGTCATTGCATCGTGGTGCTGAGTTATCAGAAGAATTGGTCAGGCATATTATTCTGAATCAGCTTAGATATTATCGTTCAAAGTTTCATGAAAAATATGGAGAACTGGTAATTTGTTGTGACAGTAAACATTACTGGCGTCGAGATTTTTTTCCAAACTATAAAGTAAATCGTAAGAAAGAACGAGAGGCCACAGGTAATGATTGGGATAGTATCTTTGAGTGTATTCATAAAGTTCGTGATGAATTAGATAAAAACTTTCCATATAAAGTTGTAATTTCTTATGGTGCAGAGGCTGATGATATTATCGCAACACTTACTTTTGATAATACAGCCGAAAAACATTTAATTCTATCTTCTGATAAAGACTTTGTTCAATTGCACAGATATAATGTTGAACAGTTTAGTCCTGTTACTAAAAAGTTTGTAAAGAATAGAGATACAGTTGAAGAATATCTTTACGAACATATTATGAAGGGTGATCGCAGTGATGGTGTTCCCAATATTCTTTCACCAGACGATACATTTGTTACAGATAAAAGACAGAAGCCAATTAGAAAAAATGCAATAAACGACATTGTAGAAGCTTTGAATCGTTTTTCTCCAGATAAAGTATATCATTTAGCAAAGTGTTCTAAAGATACTTGGATTCGTAATTGGCAAAGAAATGAAACTCTAATTAATTTAAGAAAGATTCCAGACGAAATAAGTATGGATATAAGAAAACAATTTAAAGAAGCTAATGTTGCAGATAGATCAAACCTGTTTAATTATTTTATTCAGAGTGGTTTAACTACATTAATTGACCAAGTAGGAGATTTTTAAAATGCCTGTAGAAAACTATACACCACTGTACAGTGAAGTTTGTACTAAAATTAACAATGCAAAAGATAAACCGAAGAAGATTGAAATTCTTCGCCAATATCGAACACCTCAGTTTGAGATGTTTCTAAAGTCTGCATTAGATCCAAATATTGAATGGCTATTACCAGAAGGTGATGTTCCATTCATTCCTAATGAAGCACCTGACGGTACAGAACATACTCGTCTAAGTCAGCAGATGAATATCTGCTACAACTTTGTAAAACTTCATAGAGACAATGTTGGAATGGATCCAGTAATTGGTAATCCAAAACTTAATTCTGCTCGTCGGGAGATGTTGTTTATTCAAATGCTTGAAGGTCTGCATCAAGATGAAGCTAATTTAATTATTCTAGCAAAGGACAAGTTAGTCAGTAAGAAATATAAAGGACTTACTGCAAAGGCAGTTCAAGAAGCATACAATTGGAACGACAATTTCGAACCTCTATAAGAATATTAGTAATTACTAATATACTAATATGAATAAAAGACCCCTAGTTTCTAGGGGTTTTTTAATTTTCTCTTTAAAATCAAATACTTAGGTGTATTGACTTCATACTCAAATCCTGAGATAATAATACTATGTTTTCATCAATATGGAGAAGTGTAACCAAATGTCAGTAATCATGCCAAAAGTAGTTGGATATAAAATTATGAGCCCGGATATGAGAAAGGTCATATCTGAACATGGACCCGAAGATTTGAATAAATGTCGTAAACTTATCGAAGGTACAGATAACATCATTCACTTTCAATTTAAGGAATTAGAACAAGATGAAAGTGTACATTAGTGGTTATCGTGCAAATAACACAGAACTTTATAACGAAATAGTAAATGCCTGCTACTATTTTACCTATAGACTTCTGGGTGGTCATATGTGGAGAAATGTTACAGTAGACCTTATTCTTAAAAACAATATGTTCAAAAAAGAACGTGCTTATGGTCTTTGTTCTATTGCAGGTGAGGTAAAAAAACCAAGAGAGTTTGAGGTTGAACTTGATGCATCTAAGGAAAACTCTTTAGAACAGATTTTAACTTGGCTTGCTCATGAACTTGTTCACGTTAAACAATTTGTAAGAGGAGAACTCTTTGATTATGAGAATGGTGATGTCAAGTGGAAATCTAAAATTTTTCGTGACGGTAAAGTGTCCTATGAAGATGCTCCGTGGGAGAAAGAGGCCTACCGTCTAGAAGATAAATTATATCTTGAATATATAAAGTCAAAGAAAAAAAGTGAGGAGTCAAAATAATGGCAGTGGGTAATTGGGCAGACTGGCAAGTTTCTTTACTTGCGGACAGTTTGGGAGTAAAGAAACCAAAACGAGAATGGTTTAAGGGTGAGCAAAACAGTTACGCAACATCACTACGAAGTTGGAGTCATATCACTGGTAAAATTTTAACTCAGTTAAAATTGGAAGAACGTCAAATGATTTTGTTCATATACCATTTGGGTCTTGAACACGTTGGTGTAGATACGTTTGAAATAACGGACGATGTAAGAAGTGATTATAAACCAAGTGAGGAGTATACAAAGTTATAATGGAACCTTCAATGAGTATTGTTTGGGCCGTCATGGCAGTTTTTTCGCCAGTACTTCTTAATTTGGGTATGGTTGAAGATGATAATATAGACCGTGAAGAAATTTACTGTGCGGCTCAAAACATTTATTTTGAGAGTAGAGGTGAACCGGATATCGGTCAAGTAGCAGTCGGTCAAGTTGTAATGAATCGAGTAAGAAGTAATCGATGGCCCAACACAATTTGTGGAGTTGTTTGGCAAGAAAAACAATTTAGTTGGACTCACGATGGAAAGAGTGATAGAATCAGTTTACTTAATTCTATTAATAGAGAGTCATGGATAAAATCTGTTTATTATGCAGTAACAGCTTTACACGAAAATGATATAACAAACGGAGCAACACACTATCATAGTATTAATGTTACGCCATATTGGGCAAGATACATGGAAGTAACAGCAATGATTGGTAATCACATATTTTATAGGGAAAGATAAGATGAAATTAAATCCACTAAATATTTTGAGCGTTGATGCACATTTTCATTCCGAACAGGACAGAATTGAAAATGCAAATAAAAATAAACTAAGGGGTGTAGGAAGATTACTCTATCTAGGAAGAAAGGTAAAATTATCCAAGATAGATAGTTTACTTGAGTCTGGAAAAGGACTTGCAAATATTAAAGTTATAAAAACTGAACAGGAGAAAAAGGGTGAATAAATTATTAATCGCTACCGTTGTTTCTGCAACTATGTTGACTGGTTGTGCTAATATGAGTAATGAGCAACAGGGACAAGTTGCAGGTGTTGCTATTGGTACTATTTTAGCACATAACGCATCAAAGGGTCATAAGGATCGTGGTGTAGCTCTTGTGCTAGGTGCTCTAGCTGGTGGTTTTATTGGAAGTCAAATAGGCGCATCTTTAGATGAACGAGATCGGCAACTGCACGGCAATACTACATATGATGCTCTGGAAACTCAACCAGACAATACAGTGTCACAATGGAACAATCCTAACACAGGACATTCTGGTACAGTAGTTCCCACACAAACTTGGATGGCACATTCAGGAACTTATTGTCGAGAGTATGTTCAGACTATCTATGTTGGTGGTCGTGAGGAACAAGCATACGGAACGGCTTGCCGGCAGGCTGATGGTTCCTGGAAAATGATGTAGGAGTTTATATGCCACGATATCGTATGATAAATCCAGAAACAAGTGAACCAGAGGATATTAGCTGTTCAATTGCGGAGATGGAAGTATTGAAGACACAGGGATGGGTACATATCTTTGTACCCAATCCAAATTCTATTATTTCTGGTCGTGATACTTCTGGTCATGGTGGTGGTCACGCAACGAGTGATGGGTGGAAAGATGTTCTTAGACGAATCCGAGACAATAATCCACAAAGTACTATTGACGTTTAATATCATAAATAGTCAAGTAACCATTAACAAAGGAGTCTTGGCTTGAGTAGGCACAAAAAAATGTACATCAATCACAATAATCTTTTAACAATAGAACCTGTAGGTCCTTCACAGAATACAGCGTTTGAGGAATACAATAAAGGACAAAATCTTTTTCTATCAGGTGCTGCGGGTACAGGTAAAACGTTCATACTTCTACATTTAGCACTAAAAGAAGTTTTGTCTAAAGATACACCTTATGAGAAGGTTGTACTGATTAGAAGTTTATTACCTTCCAGAGACATTGGATTTCTTCCCGGAACCTTGGATGAGAAAGCCAATCTGTATCAAGATCCTTATCGAATTCTTGTTCGATATCTATTTCAGATGCCAAACGAACAAGAATTTTCTATGCTCTACGATAAACTTATCGGTCAAGGTAGTTTAGAATTTTATTCTACCTCTTTTCTTAGAGGTCAGACTTTTGATCGGTCTATTATTATTGTCGATGAAGCGCAAAATATGCTTTTTCACGAATTAGACACAATCATTACACGAACAGGACAGGATTCTAAAGTCATGTTTTGCGGCGATGATGCTCAGACGGACCTTAAAAAGAACAATGGTGACAGAGATGGATATCGCCAGTTTGCCAATATTCTTGAGGACATGAAAGAGTTCAGTGTAGTTGAGTTTGGTATTGGAGATATTATTCGTTCTGGTTTGGTTCGTTCTTATATTATTGCAAAAACTAATATGGGCATTCGGGAAATGGGTTGACTTATTCTGTAACTTCGGTTATAATTATAAGTTATGAAAACACAAAACGCAGTGCCTTACGAGTGGCCAGAACTCAAAAGTGAAACTATTAACGGTTGTAGGTTCTATACTACACCAAATGGTGAGAAATATCCTTCGATTACTACGGTGATCGGACAACAACCAGGTAAGACACATTCCCTTCAGGAATGGAAAGATCGAGTTGGTGAAGCACAAGCTAACTTAATCAGTCGTCGTGCTGCATCAAGAGGCACTGCCTTTCATCATATTTGTGAAGATTATCTAGATGGTATTGAAAATTTTGATACTAAACTAGAAGAACATCATAAGAAGAAAAATTTTCTTGCTTATTGTATGTTTAAAGAAATGCAACCCTATCTAGATAGTAAAGTCAATAAAGTTCTCTTACAAGAACAACCAATGTATTCTGAGAGATTTGGTGTTGCAGGCCGCTGTGATTTAATTGGTGTATATGATTCAGAACTGGCTGTTGTTGATTTTAAAACAACAACAAGGATGAAAAAAGAAGAATGGATTGAGGATTATTTTGTTCAATGTTCTGCTTATGCTTCTATGTATGAAGAACATATGAAAGTTGGTATTGATAAAGTCGTTGTAATGATGGTTGCAGAAGACGGTGAAGTTAATATTTTTGAAAAGAAAACAGCTGATTATTTGGACAAACTACAAACAATAATGAACGAATGGTACGATAATTTTGTCTACAAGGTAGGAATTGCATAGATGAATGATGATGATGCTTGGTTAAAATATAAACATCATCACAAATGGTTTAATAAATTATGGTTATCTGAAAAACTGGGATATGTTTGTGGACCATCTGGTGTTAAAGTTCCTAAAGAAGGTTGGTATATTCACAGACCAATTTATAATTTGTCTGGAATGGGAATAGGAACA